GGATCCTATAATGTCATCTTTCTTGACGAGTTCGCTTTCATCCCGAATCACATTGCTGATGACTTCTTTGCCTCTGTTTATCCTACTATTTCTTCTGGACAGAGCACAAAGGTAATTATCGTTTCTACCCCAAGGGGTATGAATCATTTCTACCGAATGTGGCATGATAGTGAAAAAGGTAAAAATGAATATATACCTACAGATGTTCACTGGTCGGAAGTTCCCGGAAGAGATCTGGTATGGAAAGAACAAACAATCGCCAATACCTCTGAACAACAGTTCAAAGTTGAGTTTGAGTGTGAGTTTCTTGGATCTGTAAATACGTTAATTAATCCAGCTAAATTAAGAAATTTAGTTTACGAAGATCCAATTCAAAGAAACGCAGGTTTAGACATATATGAGGACCCCAAAGAAAATCGTAACTACCTCATTACTGTTGATGTTGCTCGTGGTTTGGGCAACGATTATTCTGCATTTATCGTGTTTGATATTACAGAATTTCCATACCGTGTTGTAGCAAAGTATAGAAATAATGAAATTAAACCCATGCTATTTCCTAGCGTTATTGATGAAATAGCAAGGGGATATAATAATGCATTTATTTTAGTTGAAGTTAACGATATTGGTGATCAAGTAGCAAGTATTTTACATTTTGATCTAGAAAACGAAAATCTTCTCATGTGTTCTATGAGAGGAAGAGCAGGTCAGATTGTTGGTTCTGGATTTAGTGGAAAGAAATCACAACTTGGTGTTAGAACAACTGCAGCAGTAAAGAAACTTGGGTGTTCTAATTTAAAAACCCTTTTAGAAGACGATAAGATATTAGTTTCAGACTACGATATTATTTCCGAACTTACAACATTCGCACAAAAACATAATTCATTCGAAGCAGAAGAAGGTTGTAATGATGACCTTGCAATGTGTTTAGTTATTTTTTCTTGGCTAGTTGCTCAAGATTATTTTAAAGAGATGACTGATAATGATGTTCGCAAAAGATTATATGAGGAGCAAAAAAATCAAATAGAACAGGACATGGCACCTTTTGGATTTATTGCTGATGGTTTTGGTGAATCAACTTTTACTGATAGTGAAGGAGAAACTTGGTATGCTGATGAATATGGTGATAGATCTTACATGTGGGATTATATGTGATGGATGCCAAGTCTAAAGTTATAAATCTCATAAGGATTGTCATTTGTTTCCAGTTAGTAATAGTTGGAGCAACTATTATGGGTTGCTTTCTACCTGGCAAATCTTGTGACTCCGATGTAAAACAACATATCGCTAATATGATGACTGTTATTACAACATCAACATTTGCATTATATGCGGCAGAAAAATAATGGACTTTGATGAAGAGTTTGAATTAGAGCACCTAATCTTTAAACAAAGAAAATGTAGGTCTTGTGGAAGAGTAAAAGATTTAGTTGATGGGTTCTATAAAACTAGAAAAGGTAGTGGACCATCTTCTTATTCATATGAATGTAAATCTTGCACAAAAGATAGGGTATTAAAGAATAGAAAAAAGAAAGTTCATAGAGATGTTTGGGAATATCCAGATTGGTAGGTGTTCACTCATAGTTTCCCCGTTGAAAATACCCTTTTTAATAAATAATTTCAGATAAAATTTGGATTCGGAGAACGAAAAGATGCCATTAAACTTAGCATCTCCTGGCATTGTTGTTAAGGAAGTTGATTTAACCGTTGGAAGGGTTGACCCAACTGCCGAAGGTATTGGTGCGATTGTTGGTCCTTTTGCAAAAGGAACAGTTAACGAGCCAGTTCTAATTAACAATGAGCAGGAGCTTTTAAACACTTTCGGAAATCCATACGCAACTGATAATCATTATGAAACTTGGATGGTGGCATCTTCGTATCTTGCCTATGGTGGAGCACTTCAGGTTGTAAGATCTGATGACACATCCCTCAAAAACGCATTTGCAGGTTCAGGATCTGCACCAAAAATTAAAAGTTATGAAGATTATGTAAATCTCGGATATGACGAGAATACTCTTTCTGGTGTAACTGTTGCAGCAAGAAATCCAGGTTCTTGGGCAAACGGCGTTAAAGTTGCAATCATCGACGCAAAAGCAGATCAAATCCTTAGTGGTTTTTCTGGTCTTGATGGACTCGGAACTGGTGTTGCTGTTGGTATGGGTATTACCCAATCGATGGTTGGCAAAACTAAAGTTAGTGCAGGATCAACTTCGGCTCTTGATGGATACCTAAAAGGTATTATTACCGAAGCATCCGCAACACAAATTTCAGTTAAAGTTCTTGAGCATGTTTCTGCTTCTGGAACTGTAACAGAAGTTGACTACCAACCAGGTGGGGCATATTCTTTCACGAAAGACGGAGCACTCGGTATTCATACTGCTGGAATGAGTACTTCTTTTGCATCTGCAACAGGCACTACTCAACAGGATTGGTTTGATAATCAATCAATCACTCTTTCAAACAGCACAATTTCTTGGAATACTCTCGCTGAGAGACCTTCTACTTCAACCTATGCTGCTAATAAAGGTTCTAGGTTTGATGAAGTACACGTTGTTGTCTTTGATGACACTGGAGATGTAACTGGTAACGCAGGAACTATTCTTGAGAAGCATACTTCTTTATCTAAAGCAAAAGATGCACAGTATTCTGCTGGAGCAACTTCTTATTGGAGAAAGTATACTGCAGAAGCTTCTGAATATATCTTTGCTGGTTCAGCACCTGCTGGTATCGTAACCACTGGATTTGCAAGTGGTACTTTTAACCATTCCACCGACATGGCATGGGATCAAAATACATTAAATATTGATTTTGGTGCTACTGGTAACCAACTATTAACTCTTAGTGGTGGTTTAAACTACGATGGTGGTAGTGACATTAATGCTACTGGAGCATTAACAGCAGGAGTTGGTGACTTATCTTTAGGTTACGATCTCTTCGCTAATAATGAAGAATTCCCTGCAAACTTCATCCTCATGGGTGGCGGCGGATATGATAGACCAGATGCACAGGCACTTGCAAGTAAGGTAATCGCTGTTGCAGAAGTTAGAAAAGATGCCGTTGCATTCGTTTCTCCTTGCAGAAATGAACTTCTTACTATGTCTGGTAACGGATATACAGTTAAGAGTGGTGCAGACATTACTGATAACTTAATTGAGTTCTACTCATCTGTTCCTTCATCTTCATATGGAGTACTCGATAGTGGGTACAAGTACATGTATGATAGATTCTCTGATACCTTCCGCTATGTTCCTTTAAATGGAGATATGGCAGGACTTTGTGCTAGAAATGATACTGCAAGTTTCCCATGGTATTCACCTGCAGGAACTGCAAGAGGTGGAATTTTAAATGCAGTAAAACTTGCATATAACCCAAGTCAAATCCAAAGAGATAGACTTTATTCTGCAAGAATTAATCCAGTAATCTTTACACCTGGTGGAGGAATTACCCTCTTCGGTGATAAGACTGCTTTGAATAAATCATCTGCTTTCGATAGAATTAACGTTCGTAGGTTGTTTATCTACCTTGAAGAAGCAATCAAGGGAGCAGGAAGAGATGTCATGTTTGAGTTTAATGACGCTCTAACCAGAAGTTCGTTTGTAAATGCTGTTGAACCATTCCTCAGAGATGTTCAAGCAAAGCGTGGTATTCAGGACTTCAGACTAATTTGTGATGAAACCAACAATACAGCAGCTGTGGTCGATGCTAATGAATTTGTTGCTGATATCTTCATCAAACCATCTAGATCCATTAACTTTATTGGACTAACATTCGTTGCCACCAGATCTGGTGTCTCATTCTCGGAAGTGGTTGGAAACGCTTGATTTATTTTTTAACGCATAAACTTACTAAAGAGGATTAAAAACAATGGCACTAAGAACGATTTCTCAATTTAAATCGAATTTAACAGGTGGGGGTGTACGCCCTAATCTGTTTGAAGTTACTCTTAACTTCCCATCAAATACTGGCGGCGCTTTCGAATTCATGTCGAACGCTGATACACCAGCTTCAGAAAATGTACCCATTAGTGAATCTGGTGTTGCTGATAAAGTTCCTTTCATGGTAAAGGCAGCAAATCTACCAGCATCAAACATCACTCCTGTTGAGGTTCCTTTCCGTGGAAGGATCCTCAAGGTTGCAGGTGAAAGAACCTTCGACACTTGGACTGTTACTGTTCTCAACGATGCTGATTTCAAAATCAGAACCGCTATGGAACAGTGGATGAATGGTATTTCCAGACTTACTAACGGTTCTGGTGATGTCAATCCAACAGATTACACTGCAGATGCTTCAGTTGATCAACTAGATAGAAATGGTAATACTCTGAGAACTTACAATTTTGTTGGATTATTCCCAACAAATATCTCAGAAATTGCACTCTCTATGGATACAACTGATACTATTGAAGAGTTTACTGTTGAGTTCCAAGTTCTGTACTGGACTGCTGGTGCTGGAAGTGATTCAACAAACTACCCTGCAATTAACTGATAAATAGTTAAAATAACAAAGTAAAATTATAAAATGGCTAAACTCTTTGGATTTTCTATTGAGCCTAGTGAATCAAAATCAAAATCTGCACTATCCCCCGTTCCCCCTAATAATGGGGACGGGGTTGATAATTTTATTGCTAGTGGATTTTATGGGTCGTATGTCGACATTGAAGGTGCATATAGAAACGAACACGAATTAATAAAAAGATATAGAGAAATGGCAATTCACCCTGAGGTGGATAATGCTATTGAAGATGTTGTCAATGAAGCAATCGTTAGTGATCTTTACGATTCTCCAGTAGAGATTGAACTTTCTAACGTAAACGCAAGCGATAAGTTAAAAGATTTAATTAGAAAAGAATTTAGATATATTAAAGAACTTTTAGATTTTGATAAAAAATCACACGAAATTTTTAGGAATTGGTATGTTGACGGAAAACTTTATTACCATAAGGTAATTGATTTAAAGAAACCAGAAGATGGGATTCAAGAACTGAGATATATTGATCCCATGAAAATGAAATTTGTTCGCCAAGAGAAAAAGGTTGGCAAGGGCAATGGAGTAGATTTATCAAGAACTACAGAAACAAGTAAAGTATTATTCCCTGATATTGAAGAGTATTTCGTATATTCACCAAAACCAAACTTTCCAATAGGAATGGTTTCTGGTGCAGGTGGACAAAAAGGTGTCAAAATGGCAAAAGATACCGTAACATATGTCACTTCAGGTCTTGTAGATAGAAATAAAGGTTCTATTCTTTCATATCTACACAAAGCAATCAAGGCACTCAATCAACTTAGAATGATTGAGGATTCTCTTGTTATTTACAGACTTTCAAGAGCACCTGAGCGTCGTATTTTCTATATCGATGTTGGTAATCTGCCAAAAGTTAAGGCAGAACAATATCTTCGTGATGTTATGAATCGTTATAGAAATAAACAGGTTTATAATGCACAAACTGGTGAGATCAGAGATGATCGCAAATTCATGTCCATGATGGAAGACTTCTGGTTACCTAGAAGAGAAGGTGGGCGTGGAACTGAAATCACTACACTTCCTGGTGGTCAAAATCTTGGTGAACTTGCTGATATTGAATACTTCCAGAAGAAATTGTATAGAGCATTAGGTGTTCCCGAATCTAGAATTGCAAATGATGGTGGTTTTAATTTGGGAAGATCATCAGAAATACTTCGTGACGAATTAAAATTCACCAAATTTGTTGGCCGTTTAAGAAAGAGATTTGCATCTTTATTCAGCGATATGCTGAAAACTCAATTGATTCTAAAGAATATTATTACTCCAGAAGATTGGGAAAAAATTTCAGATCATATCCAATATGATTTCATTTATGATAATCAGTTTGCGGAATTGAAAGAAAGTGAACTGATGAATGAGCGTCTAGGAACGCTTGCATCAATTGAACCATATATTGGCAAATATTATTCCGTTGATTACGTTCGCCGTAAGATCTTACGTCAAACTGATACAGAAATTAAAGAAATTGATGAACAGATTGAACAGGAAATTAAAGATGGGATTATACCAGATCCAAATGCTATAGATCCAATTACAGGAGAACCATTACCTGGTGATGATTTATTGGGTGATGTACCAATGGAACCAGATTTGGAGGGTGCTGGTGCAGTTACCGATGCAAACTTCCAAAAAGACACTAAATCGGCAGAAATATAAATAAAGAATATACCTATACAATTATTTTCATGGAAGATGTTATCGATTTGATTGCTACTGATGCTTCTGCATCAGATATTAGCGACAAAATTAAGGATGCCTTATTCAATAAAGCATCTAGCGGCGTCGAAAATATGCGCTCGTCAGTTGGAAATTCTATGTTTGACATTGAAACAGAGGTAGAAACAGAAACAGAAGCCGAATCGGAGGAGTGATGGCAAGACTTTTAGTTAAAGGTGCGGAAGCAGCATGTGCGACATCCTCAGCTGCTGCATCTACATTTGATAATGCTACTGTGGTTAGACTTGTAAATACAGCGACTGGTGCCGATCATTTGGTTACTGTTGTTGAAACTCAAGGAGGAACGGTAGTTGGTTCTCTAACTGTAATGAGAACCAGCGAAGTTCTTGTTGAAAAACAATCTGGTCATTTCATCTTTGCTGCAAATGCTGCAGTTAAAGGTACAAAAGTAGGATACACAGGATAAAAAATGAAACTCATTACAGAAGAAATTTCCAATATCGAATTTATTACCGAAGGAAAAGGTAAGTGTAAGAAGTGTTA